GGGCTTTATTAGCCAAGACCGCGAAGGTTCGGCCGTTGTTGTCCTGGAGGTAGGAAACCGGGGCGGCCTGGTGGCGATCGGCCGGAACGTGCCGCTTGGCGGCGAGGCCCGGGGAGGTCGTCAGGGCGACGGTGGCGGCCGCCAGCGCGGCCAGGAGGAGACGGTTCGGGTGCATGTCGTGTTGCCTCGTAGATCAGGCACTTCGTTTTTGCGCTCGATATATCGACGCTGAAAATGAAGTGCGGGGTTGCGGGGCGCGCGGTTGCGCGGACTATGACTCGTTCATCTCCTTGGGTTGGTTGGGGAAGCCCCCACAATAGCGAAAGCCGCCCGGGAGGTCCACCGGGCGGCTTGGGTCGCGTTAACGATTAAGGCGGACGCTTAGGCGGCGGGCGGCGCCGCAGCGGTGGCGGCCGCTGCCGTGGCAGCGGCCGGAGGCGTCGGCGTGTTGACGGTGACGGCCGGCACGAGACCGGCGACCAAGGCGGTGTTGCCCTGCACGCTGGCGTCGAGCGCGTCGACCGCGGCCTGAACGGCAGGGTCGGTGGCGCCGGCGGCCGCGAGCGCGGCTTTGAGGTCGGTGATCTGTTGGGCCTGCTCGGCGTTCGCGGCGTTCAAGCCGGCCGCCGCGGTGGCGACGCCCTGCAGAACGGTCGTCTGCGCGGTGATGTCGGCTGTCAGTTTGGCGTAGTCGGTCATGATGACCTCCAGTATGTGTTGAAGCTTCGCGTCAAGTTCGACCGCCCAAGGCGGAGCGTTCTCGAATGGATCAAGGACGTGATGCCGATGGCGACCGAACAGTTGCATGCCGTCGCCTTGTATCAGAAGCGGCCGAGCAGCACAAGAATCAAAACGATCACCAACACCAGACCGAGGCCGCCGCCGAGATAGGACCCGCCGCCGTAGAAGTGGCCCGGATTTGGATATGGTCCGTTGGGGTTTCGTCCCCAAGGCGCGACGCCGCCCAAAAGCACCAGCACGATGAAAATCAGCAGGATCGCTCCGAGCATGACGTTCGACTCCCGTGGCTTGTTGGCAATTCAGCAGCGCAAGTTTGGTTCCGTCTATCCGGTGGGATGATCCCGACGGCGGCGTCTGGCACCTTCGTCAGCGTCGACGGCGCGCTCACCCCCGATCTTAAGCGTTCCAGAGATGTCACGAAGCAGATCCAGTTCAGCCTCGTGGCGCTGGCGAAACTCTGCGACGGTTTCCTTGTTCTCCGTGCGCATTTCGCCGAGTACCTGATACATGCCTTGGAGGATGTCAATCGCCTTCACTAATGGCCCATCCATATAAACTTGGACACCGCCGCTAGATGTGTTTCGGCCCTTCGATTTTTCTCCCCTGAACCATGATGCGGCAATGCCGAGACCGATGGCCACAGCGACAGCCGCTTGAATGATGACGAAAGGGCCGAATGCCTCAGATGTTGGGTCCGACATTTCTTACAATTCCATCCGATGCGGCGCGGTGACAGGAGATAATCTCTCCGACAACTAGAAATGTGTACACCGAAATACCGATGGAAATGTAGCCAGATTGTTCGGACCACTTTATGAGCGCGATTAACATTTGCGCCCATACCAACGCACCGCCTGCCGCACAAGCCGCCCGCAACCTTGGACCAATCACCGGCCAATTGCCGTTGGCATAGAGTGCCGCCATGCGAGCGCAACCTGATGCCATGAACAGGACGCCTACGACCGAAGCCGTCAGTCCGATGTTTGCCATCAAAGCAAACCCGCCAGAATGAATCGCGCTTGGGCTAAATGCGACAATCACGGCTATGCCGATCATCATCGCTGATGTCATCCACTCGAAGAGCTTCATGCCGTGCATGTCACTTTTCCTTCTGTGGACAAGTGGCTTTCCATTTTGCGAACTCGCGCGCCGCCGCTTCCTTGGTCGCACGAGTGTCGGCGTGCGAGACGCGGACAGGCACGGCTATGTCGCAGTATGCGGCGGGCAGCGCGGGCACTTGGCACCACATGAAAACGACGAGACCGAAGCACGGCATGGTCAACCCTCCTTTCGGAATACGTTGGGATCAAAGCCGCTATCATCGTTCGGATGCGCCGCCGCGTCGGACGCAGCCTTGGCCGCAGCCTCCATCGCCTCGCGCACGCCGGTCGCCGCGCTTCCTATTGCGGCGATGCTTGGATCGGCGTGGCTAGAGCTGCTGGTTTCAATGTAGCCAACGACCGCAAGCGCGAGCTTAAAAAGTTCTGGACCCTCTGCCAACAGCGACGCGATAAACGCCGGGTTGGCAAGCGCGGCCAGCAGTGCAGCGAAGATGGCGGCCATTGTCAGTTTCCTTTTTGTCTCTCTGCTTCGGCGTTCACGCGCCCAACTTCGCCAAGAAACCGAAGCATAAATTCATCGGCATGCACCCCGTCGCGATCCGTCGCGCTGGCAAACGGGTTGATCCGATGACGATCAAGCCACGTCTCGCGATTTAACTCGTACCACTGCCGGACATAATCCGCGATCTCGTCTCCACGCGAAGTCGGATCGCGACTGAATTTCATGTCCGCGATGCAGACACCTTCGCCCCAGAATCCCTCGCAGTACATGCGATGGCACTTGGGGCAAAGGGTTTGATCGTGCGTCCGCATCAGCCGCCCTTGGCTTGCTGTTCGGCTTTGGCGATAGCTGCAAGCGCCGCCACAACAGCCTTCATGGTGCCGCTGTTGCGGTTGGCGCAAGCTGCTGTGCCGGCTGCATAGGCATCGGCCTCTGCCCGCATGATTGTCCCGTTGGCCGGGTGCTGCGCGACATAGAACTGAAAGCCTGCGTCGGCCAAACCGAGGTTGCTACAGACCTGGTCGACCGTCGCGGCAACGATCTGGTCCGATGACATAGTGCTGCCGTCCGGGTTGGTGCAGCCGACGAGCATGAGAACGAGAAGCGGAGCGATGAAGTGTCGCATGGGACTAAGCCTTTCCTGTTGCCGCAACGGATTTCGTATCAAGGATCGGTGGCGTCGGAGTGGCGGGGTCATTGATCGCCGTCTCGATGCGCGCCTTGATCGCGTCAACGGCGATGTTGCTGTTCGGGTCGATGCCGAGTTTCTTGAGCGTGTCGGCGCCATGGTCTTGGACATAGGCGACCGTGCTGGCGACCACTGCGTTTTTAATCTCGATCTGGCCTTTGTCCTTCAAACTGTCGGACGCCATCTTGGCTCCCGCGTTCAAACCGTTGACGATGATGTCTTGGAGCTTACCTCGCAATAGTTCGGATCCGGCGACCCCGGCATTCCGCATCATCTGAATCAGAAGTGAGGTGAGCGCGGCGCCGATGGTCGTGCCAAACACCGCTCCGACCCACATGATTGCCTGGCCCGCGTAGGTGCCGACGCTAATCGTGGTCTGAGAAGAAACAGGCCCACTTGTGGTGACGGTGTTCTGCGTGACCGGCGATGATGTGGTCGTTAGCGGCGATGTAGTCGCTAGTGGTGCTGCGGTTTGAGCGACGACAAACGCGACCGGAGCCGCGAAGGTGAGCCCAACGGCAAAAGCGATGGCGATATAGTACCGTATAAGCCTCATGGTCGAATCCCCTTTGGTTAGATTTACTCGGAAAACTCTTTCGTGACTATGATAATTGCGGCATCGCGGACCTCGTGGAGAGCTTTTAGGCCGGTGGTGAAATTACGCAACGCCTGACCCCGTGTGTCCAAGTCCGGGCCATTGATAAGAATCATCCCAAAGCGTTGTTTGATTTGCTCGGCTAGAGCGACATCGAGTGCCGCCAGCGCAATGTCGCGCGAATTATTCACGGGCTGCTCCAAGGCTCAAGTCACTTTGACGGTGACGAGCGGGGTCGCGACGGAAACGGTCACCGGGCCGGTCTTCGGCAGGTCGGCCGCCTTCGGCCAGTAGTAGCCCACGAGTCCGAAGGACGACGCGGCCTTCGGAAGCCACTCCTCCTTAACCATGTCGCCCTCGTTGCCGCCGAGCGTGAAGACGTGGGTCGAGGTTTCCTTCTGATAGAACCCGACGTGACCGACTCCCTGCGCGCGCGGCGAGCGCCAGAACACGACCAGCGCCCCGAAGGCCGGGCCGTCAAGCTTCACGAAGTTCGGATCGGTGCGGAACGACTGCGAGGACGCGCTGCGCGTCCCTCTGATGCCGCAGCTTTCGAGCGCCCAGCAAGCGAATATACTGCACCAGGGATCGCCGAGCGCGCCCGCGTGAGCGCCAGCGATGTAGCGGGCAACGTCCGGCCCGGAATTGTCCCCGACCTCGTGGATGCCGATTTGCGTCCGAGCCAACCTGTTCCAGACCGGCTCGATGCCGACCGCCGACGTGATCTGGACGGTGGCGTTCGGCGGTGCCGTTGCGACGGCATCCATAGCCATCGCCGTCATGTGGCCGACCACGCCGTCGGAAATCAGGCCGTGCGCCGTCTGAAATTGTTCGACCGCGAGTTTGGTAGCAGGGCCGAAGCTGCCATCGGCTGAAACACCGATCACCGCTTGGATCGCCAGCACGGCATCTCGGTTCTGCGATCCAGCGCGCACTACCGATCCGGCAACGAGTGACGCTATCATGTGTGTGCTCCGCTGCTGTACTCTGCAATCGCGAACTGTGCCGCGCTGAACTGATCGCGTAAGACCGTCGTCATGGTGTGGCCGGACGGTATCTCGAACACGTAGCTCGGAGCCGGACCGCTGTCCGTGTAATGGCTGGTGCCGTAGAAACCGACGCGGGTCGGATTGTTGACGCCAAGGTGATAGGCGGTATGGCCGTGATTCTGACTGACGTTGCCGCCGAAAAATCTTATATCCGAACAGCCGTCGAGGATGGTCGCGTAGCTGCCGGCGTTGTCCGACATATCGTGAATCTCGCAGGCGTCGAACGTCAGGTCCGAGCAGCCGTAGTCCTGCGGCCGGTTGGCGACCGAAGCGAAGTTTGATCCTAAATTCCAACCGTTTGTTTTTGAGAGAAAAACTGCCGGCTGACCGCCGTAATTGTAATTGTAGAACTTGCAGGCCCGATAGGCGCTCGACGCATGACAGGCCGCGTAAAGCGCGCCAGCAGTGAAATTTCCTGACACGTAAAGATTGTCGATCAGCGTCATGTCGAGATCGTAGCCGCCGAGCGCCGACGCCATAAACAGGCCCGATAGCGCCGTCACGTTCGGCGCGGTCGTCACCACAAAATCTTGCAGCTTGATCCCTTTGGCTCCGCACAGGTCGAGCGCGTGCGGATATGACCCGGTGGAACCGATGGCCTTTAGTATCGACCCGCCCCACGCCGATCCGCTTCCAATGACGCGAACTGACCTGCCGCCGAGCGTCTGCGTGAAGTTCAACCCTCCCGCAAGGAACCCGCCAGTGCCGGGCGGCAGCGCGAGCGTGCCGCCGACCTGACGCGCCGCGTCGAACGCCTTGTTGATCGCGGCGGTGTCATCAGCCGCGCCGTCCCACTTGGCACCGAAATCGCGCGGGTCAAATTGCCAGTCCATGGCCGCAGCTTTTGCGAACCGCGCTTGGAGGACAAACGGAGCGGCTACTAGGGTGGACGCGCCGATTAATATTTTGCGGCGCGTCATCATCGTTGTGTTTTCCACATTACCCTCAATGTTTTAACGAACTCGCCTCGCACCGATGAATCCATATCCTTTAAGAGTGCTGACAGCAAACACTGCGTCTGCGGTTAAATAAACAGTAGTCGTGCTGGCTATGCTTACTCTCAACGTGCCTGTCGAAAAGAACGACACATCGCCAATAACCCCTGTGGCGCTGTCTTCGTAACATGCCCCACTATCCGCGTCCGACGTAGAAGCAGATGTAAGACTGACGCAGCCAACGCGCAGAGTGTAGGTATTGGAACCGCCGGGGGCGAAACCCACCGTGCCCCAAACATCCCAATCACCGGCAGTTAAGCTGATGCTAGTAATGTTGGCAGCGGTGCTGCTCGTTAATGAAACGCCTGACGCACGAGTAACTGATGCTGAAACGTACTCTCCAATTTTACCCGCGCCCGCATTGTCGTTCGTAGTTGTGCCTGGAAGTTGGCTGGCCGATACTTTGTTGACGTAGAGTGGCGACGTGCCGGTGATTTGCAACAGATAGTTTGTCGTTCCATTGCTGACGGTCGTCGTGGCCCCGCCTGCGTCGATTGACGTTGCCGCCGCACCGAGCGCCGTGCAGACGCCAGCAACGCACGTGATCGTCGTGCCGTCGCCTTCCACCACGCCCTTGACCACGTTCGTGGCAAGCGGGCCGGTGATCGAGCCAGCGGAGAAGGCGTTTGACGCGGTCAACGTCCCGGTGACCGTCGTCGCTGGCGTGATCGTCACCAATCCGGTCGAGATCGTGCCGATACCGATGGTGCCTGACCCAAGAGCGTTGATCGTCAGGTTGGTATTGCCGCTGGTGTCGATGACGGCGAGCGCGACCGTCCCGTTGAAAGCCGCGCCCTTGACGTTCAGGCCCGCAGTCTGCGAGGCGGTCGAAGCGTCCACGTTGAACGCGGGCTGCGTCGCGCCTTGTCGCCCGACTGCGAGCGCATTAGCAGATGCCGACGTTATCGTGTCTGCGGCTGTGCCAATCGTGTTGGTAGTCAGAATTGTGCCGAAGCCGGACACAATGTTCCCAACAGCGAGCGAACCGACATTGGTCAAGTTTGCCAACTGCGTAAGGTGAGTGTTAACCGACGAAAAGATGAAGCCGCCAACCGTCGAGATTGATAATACGTCACCGGCCGATGTTTTCCACAGTGGAGCCGCTCCGGTCTGCCCAACTATGATCTGACCATCCGTTCCAGCCGCCATCGAGACGGGAGCGCTGCCAGCACCGCCGCCGTACACCGGGCCGTATTGCGTGAGCGCCGCCGAGAACGCCGGGGTGGTCGCGCTGGCACCATACAGCACGCCGCCGCTGACCGGCGTCAGCGCCGAAATGGTTCCGCCGTTTGTCGTGTTGTACGGGATGCCAACGGCCGTGCCGGCGGTCGTCGTGCCGTATGCGATAGACGAGGCCGCCGCCGTGATCGTGCCGCACGAAAGACCGCCACTATATTGCAGGGCCGATGCTGCCCCCGTGCAAGTAGGAATGGCCGCCGCCGTAGGAGAAGCCGAGCCGCCAGTTACGTTCGCAAGGAAAGTATTTGCGGCCTGCGGGGCCAAGTCCCCAACCGTTACGAGTCCGGTCGCCGTGAACGCGGTCGTGACCGTCAGACTTCCGATTGACGGCGATCCGTCGAACACGAATTTGCCGGTGCCGGTCGCGCCGGTAGATGTCACTCCCTCGGCGGTGACGTGGCCGGCGTTTCCGACCGAGAACTGATTACTCGTTCCGACCTTTATGCTGTCGGCGCCGACGGCCCACTTGTTCGTCAGCGTGACGTTGGTTCCGGCCGCCGCGTCGTTGAAATAAGAGCCGAAATAATTTGTGAAAGTAACGCCGGCGTTCGACGCGGCGACCGTGCTGCCGCCCCATCGATCGGTGTAAGCGGTCGCAACCGTTCCGGTCGAAGTCGTGTCTGTCAGAGTGGCGGCGACGTTCTTGTAGCGGACGCCGCTCGTGGTCCACGCCGCGACGGCCTGGTTCCCCGAAAGGCCGAAGCTGGCCGCGTTCACCACCACCGCGCCGTTGTGGGTCGTCGAGCCCGTCACCTCCAGCGCGTCGGAGCCGATGGACCCGCCACCGACCGCGAGAGACGTGCCGGCCGCGACGCCGAGCGTTGGCGTCACCATGACGCAAGACGTGACGAGGCATACCGCGCCTGAGCCGGAGACGCCGTTGCTTAGATCGGCCGCGGCGAGAATCGCGCTGACGAAATTCGTCCCGTTGCCGCGCAGAACATTGGCGGCCGTGGCGGCTCCCCCGATCTGATAGCCGGTGACGGCGTTTACCGTGCTCCCGAAGTTCACCGCACCGTTCACGTCGAGATCGAAGGCGCCAGGCGTCTTGTTAATGCCGACCCGCGCGTTGGTCGTGTCGAAGTCCATGATGCGCGTGGTGCCGTCCGCCTTCGTGACTTGAAGTGCGGTCGTGCCGTCGGAGATCGGACGCAAGACTGGCGTCGCGGCGGCGGTCGTGAACTGACCGAGCGGGCCTACGAAAGACGTTCCGGCGTAGATCGTGCGGAACGCCGCGACCGTGGCGCTGGTGCCGACGTCGTAGGTGTTCGTCGTTCCGGCCAGGATCGTCTGCAGCGTCTGCGTGGCGGTCCACGATTGAGCGTAGTTCGTTTCCGCGATGGTTCCGGTGTTGGCTGGCAAGCTGGCCGTGACCGAGCCGAGCGCGCCGGTCACTGGTTGGACGGTGACGGTGCCGGAGGTCGCGTTGCCGAACGTCGCACTTCCCGCGGTGCCGGAGACGCCAAGGTTGAGAGCCGAGGTCCAGAGCGGAGCGGCCGACGTGACGCCCTGAAGCGTTTGGCCGTTCGCGCCGCCGGTGATCGGGCCGACCGATGCGCCGTTGACCTTGTAGCCGCCGGCGACGTTCAGAAATCCGGCGCCCTGATCTGCGCCGGTCGGCGCCCCGATGGTCACGCCGCCGCTACCGTAAATCTCCATCGCGGTAACAAGCGCGTTCTGCGTCGTTCCGGTGCTGCCGGCGGGAGCCGTCTTGAACAGGAACGGGCCGCCGAGACCGGTGCCGGTGCCCTGCGACGCCGCGAACGTGGTGACGGCGCCGGCCGTGTTGCTGGTGCCGGCGACGACGTTCTGGACGCTTAGCGTCTGAGCGACCGCGGAGGCCGCGTCGGGCGCGCCGAAGCGCAACGCTCCCGCTCCGACGCGCTCGAGGAAGGCGTCGCGCGCCGCGTTGCCGGGGCCAAACGAGACGCTGGCGATATCAGTAGCGTTGAGGCCGACCCGGACCCGCGGAACCGTGTCACCGGCGATCCGCGCGTACCAGCCAGGGGAGGTCGTCGTCGCGCCCTGGTTGGTCTGTTGCGCCAGGAAGGCGTTGGCGACAGTGAAGTCGAATGCGTAGGTTACGATGCCGGACGGGAAGGTTACGAGGATCGGCGATGTCGCGGAAAAGCTAGAGGACGACCCTCCGGATAGCGGCCCAATCGTGATGCCGCCGACGCGGGCATATAGTCCGCTCGCTGTCGTCCACATATCGCCGTTGTTTGGCGACGTCGGAGCGATTCCGGGAACGATGTTCAGTCCCGCCCCCGCCGTGATCGATGCCGCCGTCTTCAGCGGCCCGGTCATCGTGCCGCCGCCAGTGTTCAGCGGGATGTAACCGAGAGTGTTGTTTTTTGCGGAAAAACACGCGTTCCATTGCCCTGCAGTCAACACTGCTCCGTTCACGATGGCGGGACATCCGGACTGAGCGTGAGCGAACGAACTTGCGAACGCCGCCGCCGCCGCGGCGAGGAACAATGCTAAAATGTGTTTTTTCATGTTGATTCTCATTGCGGAGTTATGATTAGTCCGCCGCCGGCGCCCGGCCCGCCGACATTAAGCTGCGCTCCGCCAGAACCGCCACCGCCCGGAATGATTCCGACTTCGCCGGCACCGCCGGATGATCCTTGGCCGCCGCCGCCGCCGAGCGGTGCCGAACCGCCGACGCCGCCGAAGCTCGCCGTAGCCAAGATGCCGGCCGCACCGTTCTGACCGAGGATATAAAAATCGCACCCTGTCGGGTTCGCCGCCCGCACTCCACGTTGTCCGCTGTTTCCAAGATTCCCGGGACCTCCGAATAGTGTCATCAATCCAACGCCGACGGTCCCGAACGTAGTATTCCCACCGACGGTGCCGTTCCCGCCGCCGGCCGTTCCGAATGCACCTCCGGCACCGATCACGTAAGGGATCACCGCTCCGACCGTCATGCCGGTGTATAGTTTTCGCCCGTAGGTTCCTGCAGTGCCCCCCGATCCGATGTTGTTTGTGTCGCTGCCCCCGGCGCCGCCGCCGGCCGACCATCCCTCGACGAGGAAGTTCGCGCTTATCGTCGTGTAGTTGCCAGCGCCCGGCGTCATGAGAACGCTAGGAGCAGTGTTGATCACATAAAACCCAAACCATCCGCCCCCTCCAGTGTCCGGGTCCGTGACGTTGTTGTCGACAGCGCTGATCCAGAAGTTTCCAATCGTCGCTGCCGAGATAACGGCCCCTAGCGGATAGCCGCCGATCTCCGCAGAGAACGCCGCATCATACCCGACGGTACCGCCGGCCTGCTGCCACTGGTTCCACGCGGTGATCTGATTGAGCAGCCCGTTGAAGTCGCGCCCGTCGGGAGGAGCACCGCCGGCGCCGATCGGCAGGAATGTGTTCGGGGGAAAGCCGAGCGTCAGCGATGCCGCGTTGGCGTCCGCCGTCGTGTTCGGGACCTCCCTGGTGTAGCCTCCAGCAGCCGACACGGCGAACGGATTGGCGAACTTGGTAGGAATACCGGATGCTTGCATGGCGCGGGCCCCTCAGTAGATTTGAACGACGGTGGCGACGACGCCGACCGGCTTTGGTAGCACTCCAGACTGTTCGATAATGGCCTTCTGAACCGGGGTAAGCAAGAACCTGAAGGTGTAGGTCATCGTCATCTTCGTGTAGACGCTAGAGAAAAACGGCGACTGCCCGGCAGCCGGACCAAGGCCATCGACCGACGGAATCTGCTGGTCAAAGCCGAACCACCTGTCTAGCACCGGAGTGCCTTCCGTCACATAGCAATCTCCGCTGCCTCCGAACAAGTTCATGAGAATTTGATTGATCGACAAGATCGATCCGTCGCAGATGTTCGCGAGCGCCTTGGCGAAGATGAGCTGCCGATAAGCCTGATCTGACAAGGCGTAGTTGCCCGTCGTCGGAACGCCGACGTAGAACGGAGAATCGCCGCCGGGCCCGAAGTTGTCGACGGTCGGGTTCTGCTGATCGAACCCGAAAAACTCCGAGGCCGCGACCTGCAGCACGCGGTTGACGCCGACGATTCGTCCCCACACGTCGAGCCCGACGCCCTCCGCGGAGTCGACGTTCCATATCCAATCGAACAGGTTGCTGAAGTTCGTCGTCTGGTCGACGTAGGCGTCGATGTTCTCGCATAGTTGCGTCAGAATCGGACTGTTCGCGTACTCCGAGATTATGGTCTTCCAAACCTGGAACGACTCGATCGGGCCTATCGGAGACTGTCCGATGACGAATGCCCCGATGGCGTTCGATCCCGGTTGAGGGCTCGGAGGGAACGGGGGGCCGCTCATACGAGGTTCACGAGGATGTTGTTCCCGGATATCTCCGGGAGTTGGTTGGCGTTGACGACGACGGTGTTTTGATTTGCCACGCAGGCCTGCATCGCTTCGCTCGACACGGCCTGCGCCACGCTCACGGTCCAAGACGCGCCGCTGCCGGACAATATCCGAGTGCCGACCGCGATGTTCCCGGTCGCGTCGGAGATCGTCTGCCCGATCGCCAACGAGCCGGACGCCACCGCGCTGACGGACAAGTTCGTTCCGGAGATCGACCCGGTGAAAGACGCCGCGGCGGCGTTGTTGTTGCTGCCGATGAAGATGTCGATGATGCTCGCCCACGCTCCGAGCGCCGCGACGGCGGCGTAGAAGCGGCTCGCGTAGATCGTCGATCCGATGCGCGCCCGCGGACCTCCGTCGGCTCCGGCGAATGCGTTGATGATCGCGGCCTGGATGAGCGCGGTGGCGTTCGACGGCACGAGCGCGCCGTTCGTGATGTTGACGACGAACAATATCTGAAGCGGGGCCGGAATTTCGAACGTCACCTCATAGGGGACCGGCGCGGAGTACAGCGGGTTGTTGTCGTAAGCCGTGACCGTCGTGTTCCCGGTGTATGGACTGCCGGGAGACTTCTTCGACAGGATGGCCTGGGCGACGTCGATCGGCGCGCCGCCGGCGACCGCGATGTAGATCGAGTTGGGCGCGACCGTGACGCCCATGATCGTCGTCGCCGTCGACTTGTCGTTGTCGTAACCCCAATGGTCGGTGACCCCGGGGACCTTGGCGACCGCGCCGATGATCGATCCGATGGCCCCGAAGCTGTTTCCGGCGACCGTCGCGGCGCGCCGGGTTTCAAACGCTGATCTCGATTCCGTGTTCGAGCCGAGCACCCCGGACGCAACCGAGACCGAATCCCATCCCGGGATAGCCAAATAGATCGTGACCGCGTTGGTGGCCGGAACTGCGATCGGCCCCGGGATGTTGTTTGCGAAAGGCAACGTAATCGACCCGCCGCCGACCGGGAGCGTCCCGGCCGCGGTCGCCGTGTAGATGTTGCCGTCTTCATCCTGGATCGTGGACCCGATCGGGATCGGCGTGGCGGAACCGTTGCACACGATTTGCAGGACGGTCGGCTGCGAACCGATCCGGTAGATGAAATAAATCCGCGCGATTGCGTCCTGCCAACGGCCGAACGCATAAGCGGGGTCGGTCTGCGTCGATTGGAGAAGGAACGTCTGATTCGCGGCGTTGATCGCCGCCGCCATGCTGGTCGCGAGCTGGCCTTGCGGCGTCGCGAGCGATGACGGGTTGCTCAACGATAGGTTCAGTGTGTTGTTGAAGGCCGCCTGGAAGTCGGCGATGACACCCTGAAGCACCGCTTGGGTGCTCGGGATGATGACGCCGTTGGGGCCGAAAGTTACCGACGGGACCGCTGTCATGTCAGAACGCCGCCGTTGCCGAGTTGCCTTTTGCGTCGAAGACCTGCACCTGTCCGGTCACGACGCGATTCGCGATCGCCTCTATGTAGCACACCGCCGAAACGACGCCGGGGACCGTCTTCGCGGCCCTCACGAAGTACGCCTTCATCAGCGGAACGGACGGCTTTTTTCCGAGGATATGATCGAAGTACGGGATGCCCTGCGTGGTGTCGAACCAAAGCTCCGTTTGAAACAGCCTGATGGCGCTGGCGGCGTCTTGCGCCAGCGCGTAGACGGTCTTTTGAGCCGCCGTCGACACCGGCGCGGAATCGAATGCGGTGGCGATGTTGCCGGCCGCATTGGTCATTAAATCCCATGTCGCACGATCGAGCAGAAGCGTGTTCATTTATGTTCCCGCCGTCGGTAGGTTGGTCGGCACTTCAGTGTCGCCGTGGCTATCGGTCCCTTGCGCGTGAATGTGAGTTTGCAGTCCGACCTGATCGGCCGTTCCAAAGCCCGCGATGATCGCGCCGTTGACCCTAAACGCCGCCGTCGTGACGTCGATGGATCCTACCTTCATCTCTATCACGTTGCCGTTCTTGTCGGCGAGCTTCATGCCGGTCGGCGTGAAGAACACGTACTGCTCCGGCATCCCGTTGAGCATCCCGCCGATGTAGACGCCGTCCGAGAGGCTGAACTTCCGACGCGATCCGGGGTTCGCCTCGCCCTTGTTCGCCTTGACCGACGAGATGTCGCGGTCGCAGATCACGGCCAGGCCGAGGTCGCCGACCTTCGGGTCGCAAATGATCGCGTTGGTGCCGCCCTGCATGCGCACGTAGGACAGGCTGAAGATCGTCCCGTGAGAGAAGCACTTCCCGGCCCCGTCCATCTGCTTGACCAGCGGCATCGCATCGACGGTTCCGACGGGCGCGAGCGTGTCGTTGGTGCCGTCGACCCCCATGATCTTGACGACGACCGCCGTGCGCACGCGGGAAAGCGCCTGCCAAATCTGGAAATTACGCTGCGAGAAATCGGTCGCATCGTCGCTCGGTCCCGCTTGCCTCGGGTAGCCTTGGCCCGTTGGTTCCGTGGTGTCTGTCATGGCGTCTGCATCAGTGCCGGTGGCGTGCTTTGGATGTCGGAGAACCATCGACCGTTAGGTGTATAAGCGTCGAGATGATGGTCAATTTTGTAGACTGAGAACTCGCCGGAACCTGCCGCCAGCTTCAAGGTGGTCTTAACTTGAATCCTCGTTCCTAAAGAGATCGATGGATTCCAAATAGTTCGCACCGATAATCCGTTGGAGGTCGCCGTCGGGTAACCGACCATTCCGGTGTCTTTTGAAAGTATGATGGTCGTTCCGCCGCGCGTTTGCCCAGGCTTCCAGATCGCCAGAATACCTTTCTCGCAACTATTCCACTCGATCCCGGCGTGACGCACGATCTGTTGCGCTTGATTAAATGCGCTTCCGTCGTAGTACGGGTTTTGCAGCTTCACGCTGACGCCGTTGTTTTCAAACCTGCATGGAGGGTTCATTTTAAGAGCAAGCCCGGCCAGCAAAGTTGCCGCGTCGGCGCTGCCCTTTACGTTTACAACCGAAGACGGCGCGACCGCAGTCAGCAACTGAGCCATCGCGGTGATGCGGAACGGTACGTTCGGCATTGCATTCATGTCGGGCCAAGCATTCAAAATTATCCCTTGAAACACCGTGGCCATGCCGTTCTTGTCGTCTCCGGCATCCAGCGTGATGCTGTTGCGGCGAACTTCCGAGTAGACCATCCCGAGCGTCGAAAGCTGGTTCATGTGGGAAAGCGTCATGCCGTAGATGGCCAGGTCGAGCGTTCCGACGCCGAGGCCGCCGGCGTAGATCACGTCGGACGTGGTCCGGAGGCCCGACAGCTCGAGCTGGTTCTGCCCCTGCAGGCCAAAGTTGCCGGTGCCGAGCACGAACGTCGATTTTAGCTTCCGCTGTACGAACGACATTCAGGTATCTCCCGCCTCGGCCGGCGTCAGGTAGACCAACTGGAACCGCGAGCCGAGCCCCGTGTAGTTCGGGTCCGAATCGCCCTGCGTGTCGACGAAGCCGAGGTCGCCCTGGAAGCCGAGATAGAGGTCGCGCACGATCCGGTTCAGGTTCTCGCAAATAACCCCGGCGATGATCAGCGCGTCGTTGACGTAGAGGTCGAGGAAAAGCGCGTCCGCCGTCTGATAGACGGATATCTGGCAAGCCTGGTTGTTGAGGCCGACCGTCAGCGTCTGGTTAGGGTTCGCGGTGAGCGGCACGATCTGCATGGCGGTCCGGTCGTCAGTTGAAGAAGAATCTGTCGTTGAACGTCGCCGGCGCGTCGCTCGTCTGCGCGGTCCCGTTGTGCTGCTGCGAGTTGGATCCGGGGTCCTTCGAGTTCGTGATCGGCGTCGCGGTCCCGTACTGCGTCGTCGCGTTCACCCGAACCTCCATGAGGTGCACCATCACCTTCAGCAGCCCGACGCCGCGCGCGTTTTTTCGGTCGTAGTCGTAATGCGTGACGTTGCACGACGTGTAGGTCGCCGTCGGGGTGACTACGTCGTAGAGGTTCAGGTCTCCGGCGATCGCGGCGATGGAGTCGAGAAGCGCCTGCTTCGCGTCGTCTCCGCCGCCGGTCATGAACTCGACCATCGGCTCGAACGGCAGCTCGACCTTGTTGAAGCTTTGGAACCCGCCTTCTTCCGTCTGGTAAGTCGAGATCGGCCAGTCCTGCTTGAAGTTGAACGCGTGGACGGTCTCGGCCTGGACGATCTGCGCGCCGTCGGCGAATATCCCCCATTGCGATTGCTGGTCGAACCCGAAGATTCCGAGGCCGTCCGCCGTCAAGACCGAGTCGAGGAAGCTCATCAGTGCGGCCCTCCGTCGGCTTGCGGCGTGTAGAGGTTAGATTTGATCGCGCCTCCGATCCCCTTGCCGACCCCGGCCGCGTCTTTGGCCTGCGGCGCGTTGACCTGGACCGTCCCGATGTTGACCTCGGTGGTGGACGTGCTCGACCGGCTGTTGTCGACGTTAGAGGCTGCGGCGGCGACCGCGGCGCCGGGCTGCACGTTCTCCATTCGCTTCTTCCCGAGCCCGCGCAGCATGTCGGCGAAGGCTTGCTGCTTATCGTCGGCCTCGGTCGGAGCGGGCGCGGGCGAAAGCGGTGGTGAAGCTGACGCCGTCGTAGAAACAGGAGCCGAAGGCAGGGCAGGAGAATTGGCCGAAGCCGGCGGCGGGGTTGAAACCGGCGCGGCGGCAGTGCGTTGTTGTTCCGCGATCAACTTCTCGCCAAACGCCTTCAAGGCGCCGTAGGCCTCCTGTTTCTTCTCGTCGACCTTCGGCGGAGACCCGGCGTATTTCCCCGACCTTATGATGTCGACAGACGACATGCCTTCGTCGGCTTCCTTGTGGCCCGGGTTGACCTCTCCGTGACCGAACACCGAGGTCTTCGGGTCGTAGCCGTACTTCGTCGCCTGTCGAGCGACGAGCGCCGCGACGGCCGCCTTCTGCGCGTCGGTGACGTCCTTGTCGTTGCGGGCGATAACCTCGACACCCTGCATGTTGCTGTTGCTTTTGCCGTCGCCCTTCGCACCCCACCCGGTTCGCATGTGCGAGGCTTCGGTGCCTTCCGGAAGGATCTGATGGGTCTTTCCTTCCCGATCGACGACGAACTGGACCGAGAGCCCGCGCTGATTCAGCGTGTTCACGACGCCAGCCGTGTCGCCTCCGCCGCCGGTGTGGTGGACGATCATGCCCTCGACCTTGTTCATCTTGCGCCCGGTGCCGCGTAGGCCGGACGTCTCGCTTTCGTCGATGACCTCTCCCGGTGCCGTCGGTGCCCCGTATCCCTGCAAGGTGCGCGGCAGCGGCGGTTTGTCTTGCGGTTTGTCTGCGCCGGCCTGTCCCATGAACTTGTCGAGGTCGGCGCCGGTGTATTTCTTGCCGCCTTCTCCTGCTTTCCAGTCGTCCAAATCCTTTTGCATGGCCGCCCACTTGGCCCGCTGGATGTCAGCATCAGCGATAGCCGCGCGTGTCACGGATGCCTTATCAAAGGAAATCCAACTTTGGGCCACTTTGAAGTCAGCCACGATGGATTTGAGTCCCTGCGCATAAACCGCAAGGGCCTTCGGGCTGAATGCCAGCGTGAGGGCGTTCCCGAGGTCCGTCAGTATCGGATAAAACTCGCGTACAGCGGCCTGGATTCTGATCCAGGCCCGGACCCAGGCATTTTCGTATTTGATTGCCTGTGCAGACTGCTCCTTCGTTACCGCGCCGACTTCCCGCATGTTAGCGAGCAAAGCTTCGGAGTATTGCCGCCCCTGCATCAACATCGGAATCATGCCGGCCGGAACGCCGAGTGCATTCGCCAATGTGAACGCCCCCGCCGAATTGCCGGCGTCACTCATGGCCTTCATTTTATCGGCAAGCTCGAGGTAGAGTTCGGTCGCGGTCTTGAGTTCGCCGTTCATTCCCCGGATGTCGATTTGCGCCCACTGCGCCCATTTCAGCAATCCGGACGGGTCGCCCGTCACCTTCGCAGTTTCAAGTGCTTGGGTCAGGCCACCGATAGCGGCGGTTGCGTCCTCCGCCGATCCGCCAGCAATTTTTACCGCCCCCTGCCATGCGCCAAGCTCATTCGTCGCCATACCGAAGTTCTTGGCCGCGCGGCCGGTCGCGGCATCTGCGTGCAGCATTTGCGACGTGAACGCGGCAATGCCAACGCCAGTGAAGGCCGCAAACAGCCCGAGGACATTCGTCTTGACCGCCCCGAAGCCCTCCGCGAGCTTCTTGGTCTGCCCCTCGATCTCCTCGCCGACCTTCGCCGCCTTGAGTTTGGTTTTGTCGAACGCGTCGTCGGCCTGCCGGCGTCCGGACTCGAACTTGGACGGGTCCAGCTCAAGCTCGACGACGAGGGAATCGACGATCGTCGGCACTTTCAATTCTCCCGCTTGCTGCGTTCTGCCAGAACGCGCCGATTGTGCGCGTCCACGGCCAGCACCTCGATAATATCATAGACGTCTTCGATGCCGAGCACACTCTGGCATTCGACCAGCGTCGCCATCCGGCTCGAGATCACCGTTCCGACGGATGCCGGGAGGTTTTTGTATTCCGCAAGTCCGCCGACGTCGGTTTCACCGGAATCAATTTCGAGATCGCGTCGGCCACGGAAAAATTTAGGTGCATCGTCAGCCACTCCTGCCTGAGCGTCAGAAGTGTGCTGATCTCCTCGACGTCGTCGTTCGTGCCGTCCGTGACGAGGCCGCGGGTGTGTTGAGTTTTCTCGTCCGTGACGATCGTGACGTCCGCCAGCATCTCGGAGAGCAGGGGGCGAAGCTCCTCGGGGTCCGAGGCGCTGCTCAAGACCGTCATGATGCCGATGGCGGCGACGCCGCTCGCCCCCGACATGATGCCGCCCGGGACGTCGACGCCGGCGCGCTCGGCGATGCGCAGCGCCCGGATGAACCACCACTCTGCGGTGAACACGTCCCCCTCCCGGAGGACGAACTTCTTGCCCTTGTCGCGGCCCTCGGCCGCGATGGTGACTTCTTTGACTTTCCTCATGCCGTCCCTCGCGTTCTGCGGTCAGCGCGAGGGCGGTCAAGCCGGCTGCGGCGCCGACGAGTTCCAGCGGATCTCGTACTTCCGCGGCTTGACGATTTTGCCGGCGGACACGATCGGGTTGTACATGATCATGAACCCGCGGGTCGTCACCCATCTGATGCCGAGGCCCGGCATGGTCGTCGAGCCTCCGAGCGCCACCTTGGTGCGGTTCGCCTTCTCGTATTCGTAGAGATCGTCGAAGAACTTGTTGGACGGAGAGTTGCCCTGCAGCGTGTATTCCTGCGAGACCTCCTTGAAGGTGAAGCCGGCTGAGTAGTAGCCGTCGACGCCCATCGATCCTTCGCCGGCCTCGATCTGCGCCGAGCTAAAGATGTCGTCGGCCGCGTATTCCTGAAGCGTGAACGGCGTGTTGAAGACGCCCGGCGCCGTGAGGGCGACGATCGCGTTGGCGGCAGTGAGGTCGGTCATAGCTTTTTTCCTTCGTTACCTTCGATCATTGAACCGCGACGCTCGCGAGGTTGATCTTCTGGACGTCGCCGCCGTCCATGTACCAGAAGGTCATCGGCGGCGAGCCGCGAGCCTGGCGGACCTGCGCGGTGGCCGGGAGGATCTGGAGATACCATCCCTGCGTCGACAGGATGCCGGCGATATCGACGCCGGCCGAGTTGTTCACCTCCGCGATCTGAAGCGACGACAGCGGAACGCCCTTGCGCCATGCGCCGAAGTTGAGGCCCTGCTCGATGACGTCCTGCATAGACTGCGCGATGGTCGAGTAGCCCTCCGCGTTGTACGGCACCGACCGGACCTGCTGCAGGAGCAGCATCAGCGCGAGCTGAAACTGCGCGTTGAAGTAGATCTGGTTGACGTAGGTGTTCGCCCATTGCCACGCGCCCGAGATCGAGCCCGGCTGGTATTCCAGGAACTGCTGCGCGGCCGTCGCGTAGGCGCCGTAGAAGTTGTAGCCGTTGGCGATGAGGTTCGCGGCGGTCGTCGGGTCGGTGACGTTCGGCACGAGGCCGTCCTGGCCTTTGAAGGCGTAGGTGATGCGCCCGTTGCGCTGGTTCCAGTCGATGGACGCCGTGGCGCCGCAGAAGAACGCCGCGAGATTGTAGTCCGGCGACGAGATGAGTTCGGTTCCGTCGTAGGCGCCCTGCTGGAGCAGGTAGCCGAGGCTCGACGACGCGGGCACGACGGTGCCGGGCGCGAGGTCGGGGTCCCAACAGGCGTAGACGTATTCTTCCAGGGTCGTGTTCACCCATGCGCTGAACTGAAGCTTGATCGCGTTGCCGGTGCCGCCGTCCGGATCGAAGGCGGTCATGAACGTGGCCCAGTTCGTCGAGCCGTTGGTCACCGCCGCCATGAAGGCCGCCGGCGTCGTGGCGTCGGCGCCCTGCGACAGGACCGCGCCCGTCGCCGAGGTCAGCTTGAGGGACGTCGCCAGCGTTCCGGTCGCGAACGCCGCCGTCGACTGCGCGCCGGTGTCGCCGGACGTGACGACGAAGGCGGCGGACTGCGAATCGTAGGTCACTGCCGGGGCGGTCGCCACTCCGGTCATGCTCTCAGAAACGATGGTCTGTTGCGCGCCGCTGAGGCGGTAGAGGCCGGTGCCGCCGACCGTGCCGCTGATCTGCGCCGTGATCAAAGTGCCGGTCGCTACGGTCGCCCCGACCACGGTCTGGCCGGCCGAGATCGTGTGGTCGGTGTCGGTCGTGACGTCGAGGACCGTCGAAAGCCCGGCGCAGGTCGCCGAGCTCGCCGTGGTGGCGGCGCTGGTGACGTAAACGCCGGCGTCTCCTGGCGTGCCGCAGGTGACCGTGGTGGAGCTCGTCGTCTGAGCAACGCTGACGGTGTAGGTGCCGACGCCGCCGGCCGTTCCGGAAAGTTGGTTGACGACGACGGTGCCGGCCGCGACGCCCGACCCCGTGAGCAGTTGTCCCGGCGCCACAGCCCCAGATCCAACGGCCGTCACGTTCATGACCGCGCCGGCGATTGAAGCCGTGACGCTCGCCCCGGAGACGCTGCTGCTGGTCTGAGACAGAATGGTGGTGGACGCCGGAATCCCGATGCCGGTGACTGTGTCGCCGACCGAAATGCGCCCGGTGGCGACTGCGGAAACCGTCAAGTTGGTGCTGCTGCCCGACGCCGTGAATCCGGAGCCGATCGACCCGGTGAAGCTCGCCTCGGTCGGGTCGCTGAACGCCGCCTGGATGGCCGCCGCCGCGGCCGAGAAGCTGTTGTAGCTCGCGAGACTGATCGTGTTGATGACGTGGCTGTAGCCGTCCATCACGACGGTGAGAGGCCCGTTCAACGTCTGCATCTGCGCCAGCGTGAGGCCGAAGGCGCCGCCGCGGAGATAAGCGGCCACCGCCGTGGCCGGATATTGCGTGAACCCGATGGAGGCCGGCTTGACGTTGGAGTTGTTGAACCCCTTGAAATAAATCCCGGCGATGATCGCCTCGTCCGAGTTGGCGCCGAAGTAGTTCTGCACCGCGAGCAGCGTCGGGAACGGGGTCAGGGAGCCGAGGCGGGCGATCGTCACCCGCGCGTTCTCGGTCAGGACGACGCCCGTCATCGAGAGCGCGTTGCCGCCCGCGGGGAGGACTTGCGGAGTTACGCTGACGAGTTGGGAGGCGGGAATGGTCATTGGTCAGTTCCTCATGATGCGGGGAATCGTTCGTCCACGTCGACGAGCCCGACGACGAGCGCGTCCGCGAACTGCTGCGGCACGGTGACGACGGGGTTGATCTGAAGGTAAGCTTCGAGCATCCAGCGGTTCTCGACCTGCTGCTGGTCGTCGCTGAACGGCATCTGCTGCGGGTCGGAGGCGAAAAGCGGGACCACGCCGTAGTTCGGCTCCTGCGCCGCGAACTGGTCGACGCCCCACAGCGAGCGGAGCATGGTCGTGATCGTCTGCGCGACGTCGCCGCCGATCGGGCCGTAGGCGTCGATCTGCACGACGAACTCTGTCTGCTGCGAGACCTCGACGACCCCCGCGGCCATCGGCCCGGCGGCGGCCGTTTGAGACGGCGACACCACGTAGTCGCCGACCCCGCCGAGGCCGGAGACGATCTTGGTGTTCGCCGCGACGTTGGGCCCGAACACCGGGCGCCCGGCGGAAAGCTCGCCGTAGGCGACCGCGGTCACGGTCATGGCCGTCCCGGCGATGTGGCCCGTGAACGCCGCGTCCGCATAAGCCACGCCGTCGGTCGAGAGGCGCGGGCGGTTGCGCGGCGTGATGACGACGTAGTTGGCCGCGTTCGGCTCCGGGACGCGGTTCGGCTGGCCCTGAACGACCGGACAGCCGTCGGGAATGACCGCCGTCAGGAACGTGGTCAGCGCCGTCAGCGCCTGGTCTTCGGTGGGGAGGATCGACAGGGTCACGGCTTCAGCAAGCCTCCGGTGGCTGCGTAGTAGCTGACGTTGAGCTTCGCACTCGCCGTCACCTCGATGATCTGGATGGCGGAGAGGTCGCCCTGGTAGGTGAACTCGTCGCCGACCGCGATTAGCATCCCGACGGTCGCCGTCGGCGCCGTTCCGTCGTCGCGCCAGCGCACCGCCTGCGTCTCCGGGTTTATCACCGCGAGCGACGCGCCGGCCGGCGGGGTAAGTTTCTCGGCTGCCGACAGCGACGTGATCTGCTGGTAGCCGAGAGGCTTCGATCCGAAAGCGTTGAACTGCATGGCGCGATGGTTCTCTCACAGAGTCGACGTCGGTGCACGCTTACACCTAATCGGAATTTTCTCAAGAACTACGATTCAGCTTCCGTTCTGAAGCGTGGCGACAACCTTAGTCCAATCCGGCCATGCCTCCAGCACTTGCGCCACGAGGTAAACATCTCCCGCGCTCATGGCGACCGGCGAACCTGCCAATCCGACCGTCTGCGAGATCGAGACGGCGAAGGTGCCGCCGCTTCCCGGAGCGCCGACGACGGTGCCGGCCGCAACTCCCGGGCCGTAGAGGCTCATCCCCTCGGTGATCAGGCCTAGGTTCGCCTGCGAAACGGTCAGGACCGTTCCGGCGATGTAGCCGGAGAACAGTGCTGTGAGCGGCGTGATCAGGTCGCC